GTTCGTGCGACATGTGCGATTGTGCGATAGCCCCAGACAACCACAAGGGCAACAGCACGGGTAGTAAAATCAATACCTTATGGAAGTGTCATACAGCCAATTAAGCCGACTGACCGGAAAAACTTACCGGACCATCAAATCCCGGTTAGAATCTGCTGGGCTAAAACCGATCAGTACCGGGGAAGCCGGGAGGGCTCACTTGTGGGATTCTGCGGCAGCACTGGACGCTATTTATATTGGCGGCACAGATCAGGACAAATTGGACTTGAGCGCCGAACGTGCGCGTCTGGCGAAGGAGCAGGCTGATAAATGCGAACTCGAAAACGCGGAGCGACGGAAAGAGTTGCTCCCGGCTGAATCCGTCAAAAAGCGCATCGTGGATATTATCACATCTGCAAAAACTCGGCTGTCCGGAATGCCGGCGAAGGTTTCCGCTTTAACTGACGACCTGGACGAAAGGCGGCGTATTTTTGCCGAGTCAAAATCAATTGTGGATGAATCTTTAACCGAACTCGGTAGAATTGAGGGATACAAATGATCGAGTTAATTGTTTCAATAATAGCTCTATTTGTTTCTATCGTTGCTTTAGTCGCAGCGGTACTGAGGTCCTGACAAATATTGACCATCAAGAGATACCCATATGGAAGAAAAAATAACCCTCAGCAACTTTTTTAAACGAGTTTGCATCCACCCACATCCGGAAACCAGGCTCGGTAAACTGAACCTGGCAGACGGTCTCATTGCTGATGGCAAGTTCAACGCCCGCTGGGACCTGAATATCGAACTCGATTTGACCGGTGACCTCTATGTCGGGAAATGGACCATGTTTGGCGCGGGCACAAAGATTTATACCCATGATCATTACCACTCCGGCCGAGACCCGCTCTTGCCTCAACAAGAAAAAAAGGGAGTCAAATGGAAAAATAAAGTCATCGGCGACGATGTTTGGATTCATGGGGCAATAATTTTGTGCCAGGTGACACATATCCCGGACGGAGTGGTGGTCGGCGCCGGCGCCGTTCTCACCAAAAACCCTGGACCATACGAGATCTGGGCGGGGAATCCGGCAAAAAAAATAGGGGAGCGGTAAAATCATGGATTGCCAAGACTACACAGATAAAATCATTGACGAGTCGTTAAAATCCTGGGTACCAGCGCCAGATCTGATGCTTTCTGAGTGGGCGGACGCAAAGTTTTATCTTTCTCCTGAATCGGCAGCCGAGCCCGGCAAGTGGACAACATACCCGTACCAGCGAGGTCCGATGGATGCTATCACTGAGATACGAAACGAGCGTGTTACGTGGAAGAAGTCGGCCCGGGTTGGATATACAAAAATGATCAACTGCGCCATTGGGTATCATATTGAGCACGATCCATGCCCGATGCTTGTTGTCCAGCCGACGATTGAGGATGGGAAGGGTTATTCTCGGGACGAAATAGAGCCCATGATCCGCGACAACCCATCCATCAACCCGCTGGTTGCCGATGCAAAAAGCAGGGATTCCGGCAACACGATCATGAAAAAATCGTTTCCGGGCGGGATTTTAAACATCATCGGCGCGAACTCTGCTCGAGGATTCCGTCGGCTGACCGTCAGAAAAGTGTTTTTTGATGAGGTCGATGGATATCCTCCGACCGCTGGCCAAGAGGGCGACCAAATAGCCCTCGGCATGAAACGGTCTGAAACATTCTGGAACCGGCAGGCAATTATCGGTAGTACGCCAACCGTAAAGGGATTGTCGCGGGTGTCCGATATCTTCGAGGAGTCCGACCGCCGTTTTTATTTCGTTCCTTGTCCGCATTGTGGGCATTTTCAGACACTGGAGTGGGAAAGGATCAAATTTCCCGACAAAAACAACCTGGAGCGCATTTATTACGAGTGCGAACTCTGCCGTAAACCCATTGACCACCGAAAAAAACGGACGATGATTGAGCAGGGCGAGTGGCGAGCAACGCGGGATTTCAACGGCCACGCTGGTTTTTTACTTTGGTCAGCCTACAGCTTTTCCCCTGGCGCCGCATGGTCGCAGATCGCCAAGAGATTCCTCGACGCCAACCAGCACTTTAAAGACACCGGCGACAACAGCAAGCTCAGGACCTGGACCAATACCGACAAAGGCGAGGAATGGGAGGAACGCGGCAAAGGGATTGACTCTATCGAACTGCTCTCAGGCAACAAAACGCCCATCGAGGAAGGCGTTGCCCCCGATGGCGTACTGGTGATCACATCCGGTTGGGATATCCAGGATGACCGCATTGAGGGAGAGATCCTCGGATGGGGCACTGGTGACGAAACTTGGAGCCTTGACTATGTGATTTTGTATGGCGACACCGAGCGTGAGGACGTCTGGAATCAACTTCACGAACAGATTTTCAAACGGGTTTTTGTCAGGTCCGGCATCACCCGCATGCGGATTGCCTGTACCTGCGTTGACCATGGCGACCATTCGCACATGGTCGAAACGTTCGTAAAACCTCGCCAGGGCCGCCGAGTTTTCGCCTGCAAGGGCCGTTCGACCTACGGCGGGTCATTGGTCGGCAAGCCGTCGAAAAAGTCAATCCTCAAGGGTGTGATGCTATTTCCGACCGGTTCGGACGTGGCCAAAGAGATTATCATGTCACGGTTGGCTATCGAGAAGCCGGGGCCAGGCTATTGCCATTTCCCGGATCACTACGAGGATGAATATTTCCGGCAGTTGACCGCCGAGGAAAAATTTACCGAGTACGTTAACGGCGCCAAGCGGTATGTATGGCGTCTGAAAAAAGGCGTGCGCAGGAATGAGGCGCTGGACTGCCGAGGGTTGAACCTTTATGCGAAAACGATCCTGAATCCCCGTTTTGATGTGATCCGCAAACGCCTGGCATCCAAAGAGGATGCGGAAATCAAAAAGCAGGTCGAGTATGAAACCGGCGAAACGGTGGAACAGGACACAGACGCCCATGATAAGCCGAAAAAAAACACCATGAAACGCGAACGGCCAGCGAAATCACGGCGGCGAGGCTTTGTGAGGCGCTACTGATGGTTGATATTTTCCTCGATGGGAATCAGATATCTGTTGCGCTGAAGATCCAGAAACGGGACATCCCCTATTACGTCAAAGAGTATGGGATGCCCGCGTTTAAGGAAAAAGACAACGGGACGTGGAAAGCGATGAAAAAGGATTTGTATCATTGGGCGGTGGAGTATAAAGGGCGTTTTTTGGAGTGTAAGTAACTTTTTGGAATGAAGATGGTTGATTTTGATAGCGACAACATCATACTATAAACAATAATTATTGGACTAAAAACCCTGTCAATATGTTTTTTGCTGTTTTTTGCTGTTTTTTGCTGTTTTTTGCTGCATTTTAAGAAAATACTAAAAACCCGTTGTATGGAAATATCATCGATAACCATACACGGGTTTTTTAATGGCAACGCCTGTTTTAGAAACCGAGCCGCTCAATTTTACCGCTGGCGATACCGTCAAATGGCGTAAACGACTATCCGACTACCCGGCTACAAGCTGGACGCTCTCCTACCACCTGGTGAAATCCTCAGATTATATTACCTTTGATGCTGCGAACGACAGCGGCGCGCACCTCGTTACCATTCCCGCCACCACCTCCGCCGGTTATGGCGCAGGAGTCTACAGCTACCAGTCGAAAGTCACGGACGGATCTGAAACACTAACAATAGGCACCGGAAAAATTGAGATTTTGCCGGCATTTGCGAGCCAGTCGGACGGATACGATGACCGGTCGTTTGCCAAAAAAATGATTGATATTCTGGAGCCACTTTTCATCACGCTGGCATCCAAAGGGCACGCGTCCTACGAGATCGGCGGGAGGTCCATGACCTATTACACCAAAAAAGACCTCCGCGATGATTACAACCATTGGAAAGCCATCTACAACGCCGAGGAGCGCAGCGCGGGCCGCAAGTCCGGGTCCATTATCAGGGTGAGGTTTAACTGATATGTGGCCGTTTTCAAAAAAACAGAAGCGCAAAAAGCGCACAACCAGCCGCCGAGGCGCCTACAAGGCCGCAAATGTCACCCGTTTAACTTCAGGTTGGTCCCGGTCGAATCTCTCCGCTGATGCTTCGATCTATCCGGCGCTGCGACTGTTGCGGGCAAGATCCCGCGACCTGGCCATCAATAACGACTATGGCAAGCGGTTTCTCAACCTCGTCAAGCAGAATGTGGTGGGACCTGATGGTATCCGGCTGCAGGTCCGTGCGAAAGACGCCACGGGCAATCTAAATTCGCCTATCAACGATGCGGTTGAATCCGGCTGGAAAGAGTTTTCAAAAAAAGGCGTATGCACGGCCGACGGAAGGCTCTCCATGATAGATGTCAAACGTTTGATCGCAGAAACCATCCCGAAAGACGGCGAGGTTTTTGTCAGGACGCTGACCGGCTGGAAAAAGAACAGATTTCGTTTAGCTGTGCAAATCATCGAGGCTGATTATCTTGACGAGGAATTAAACAGGGTCCGCCGGAACGGCAACCGCATTCGCATGGGCGTGGAAATAGACCAATGGACGCGACCGGTTGCGTATTGGTTTTTAAAAGAGCATCCTCACGACTTTTTTTACGGCGAAGGGCATCAACGTAAAACCTATCAGCGGGTGCCGGCTGCCGAGATTATTCATGCATATTTGGTTGAGCGGCCCGGACAGACGCGAGGGGTGCCCTGGATGGCCACGCCTGGAGAGCGACTCCACCACCTCGGAGGGTATGAGGAGGCTGAAGTCGTTGCCGCCCGTACAGGCGCCAGCAAAATGGGTTTTTTTAAAACGCCCGGCGGGGATGAATACACCGGAGATGACGGCGACGATGCAGAGGCGCCGGTCACCGAGGCTGAGCCGGGCACGTTCGAGCAACTTCCCGAGGGCTGGGAATTCATCAATTGGGACCCTGACCATCCATCAACCGCATTTGAATCGTTTGTAATGGCCGTCCTGCGAGGAGTGGCAAGCGGGCTGAACGTTTCCTACGTCAGTCTTGCGAATGACCTGCGCGGTGTCAGCTATTCCAGTATCCGGCAGGGTGTCCTTGAAGACCGAGACGCCTGGCGATGCCTGCAAACGTTTTTCGTCGAAACCATTTGCCAGCAAATTTACGAGCGTTGGTTGCGGGCCTCTCTGTTGGCCGGTGCCATAGATGTTTCTTTCCTTGACTACCGAGAGCTAATCAATGCTGCCAGGTGGCAACCACGCGGCTGGGAATGGGTTGACCCTGAAAAGGAGGTCAACGCGGCTATCCTGGAGCGCCAGCATTTTTTTAATTCCTCGCAACGCATCATGGGTGCCCGTGGCCGTGATTTTTACGAAGTCGTGGAGGAAATCGAGCAGGAAAACGAAATGGTCGACTTCCCGGAACCGAAAGCCAGCGACCAAAAGGAAAACAACAATGGAAATCAAAAAGATCAAGACGAATAAACTCTACCGGTCCATGTCGTTTGAGCGGGCCGATGTCGATGAGGAAAAGCGCACTGTTTCGCTCAGCTTTTCCAGTGAGGCGCCAGTAGAGCGGTATTTCGGCAAAGAAATTCTTTCCCACAAGACCGGGCACGCGGACATGAGTTTTATCTCATCCGGACGAGCCCCCTTGATCAAAGACCACTACGGCAGTCAAATTGGCGTTGTCGATTCGGCCGAGATAAAAAGCGGCAAAGGCCGGGCCGTGGTCAGGTTTTCAAAGCGAGCCGAAGCCGATGCCGAGTTCCAGGATGTGCTTGACGGAATCAGAACGAACGTCTCCGTTGGATACCGCATCCGCAAGCTGCAACTCGAAAAAGAAGATGAGAAAGAGGGGCCTACCTACCGAGCGGTGGATTGGGTCCCACTGGAAATATCCCTGGTTGACGTCCCGGCTGACATGAGCGTCGGTGTAGGACGATCGGAACAGGAACAGTTTGACACCGAGATCATCGGAAAACGCTCCGAAACCATTGAAACAAAGGAGAATATACCCATGGAAAAGACTGCTGAAGAAGTCCGGCAGGAGATTGAAAAAGAGTACCAGAAAAAGAGCCGGGAAGAAATCGAAACAGCCCGCAACGAAGCCGTCAACGACGTGCGCGAGATCGTTGCCATCGGCGATGCACATGGTATGAGCGATGACGCCAACCGGTTCATCAATGAGGGCAAGTCCGCCCGCCAGTTCAAGGATTTCGTTCTTGAAAAAATGGCCGAGCGCGGCAACACGCCGGTTGACACCGATCCGGACATCGGCCTTAACGACAAGGAAACCCGCCAGTTTTCTTTCCTCCGGGCCATTCGGGCGCTGGCGCATCCCGGAAACCGTGCATTCCAGGAGGATGCAAAGTTTGAGTTTGAGTGTTCAAAAGCTGTTGAGGATCGCTCCAAGCGCACCGCCAAAGGTCTTTTTGTGCCGACAGATGTTCTCCGGGCGCCCATGCAACGTGATATGAACACACAGGTGGATACGGCCGGCGGTTATCTGGTGGATAACGTGCTTGCCGCCGGGTCATTTATCGAGACGCTTGAAAACTCACTGGTATGTCGAAAGCTCGGCGCGATCATGTTGCGCGACTTGGTCGGCGACATGAGCATCCCGAAACAGACCGGCGGAGCGACAGCATACTGGATCACCGAGGGTGATGATATCACCGAGAGCGCCCCTACTTTCGGGCAGGTCGTTCTCCGGCCGATGGGTGTGGGTGCCTATGTGGACCTGACCCGCAAAATGATGCTGCAATCGAGCATGGATGTTGAGAACCTCGTTCGTAACGACATGGCGCTGCGACTTGCGCTGGCCATCGATCTGGCTGGGCTTTCCGGAACAGGTGCGGCTGGAGAACCAATGGGAATTCTCAACACCACCGGCATTGGCAGTGTGTCTATCAACGCTCAAAATGCGCCGGATTGGGGCGACATTATTGACCTGGAAACTGCCGTGAGTGTGGACAATGCTCTTACTGGCAGCCTTGCCTACACTGCGAACGCCACCATTCAGGGAAACATGAAACAGACCGTCAGACATGCCACGGCGTCGGTCAATTTTATCCTCGAAGGAAACACGCTCAATGGATACCCTTTCTATATGAGCAATCAGGTAACCTCGAAGTATATGATTTTTGGCAACTGGCGCGACCTGGTACTCGGATTCTGGAGTGGTGTGGATATCAATGTGGACACATCCAGCCTATCCACCAGCGGCGGCACGCGGATTGTTGCTATCCAGGATTGCGATGTGGCTGTCCGGCACGCGGAATCGTTCGCCAGCGGCTACCACGCATAGCAACCAACCGGTAACGGCCCGGCCGGTTCGGCGGGCCTCCGATTACACTTGAGAAAAGGAGAAACACCATGCTCAAGGATTTTTTGAACAACGTGACCATCACACAGGTGGTTGATCCGGATACGGTTTCTGCCGATGCGGATGGCAGTGAGGTCGATCTGCAGGGGTATGATTCCGTTACGTTTCTGGCATTGGTCGGAGCGACGACAACCACTCTTTCATCCACAAATAAGGTCGAGCTTGAGGTGGAAGAAAGCTCAACCAGTGGTACTGGGTTCACGGATGTTGACGACAGCGACCTGGAAGGCGAGGTTTCTGGGACCAATGACGGATGCTTCGGCGTGATCGACGCGGCCGCCGATGACGATGCCGTTTTCTCCGTACAGTACCACGGCAGCAAGCGGTATGTCCGTCCGACAATCAACGTGGTTGGAACCGTCGCCACCGGGCCTCCCATCGGGATCGTCGCCATCAAACACGGATACAAGTACCCGCCCACCTCATAGTTTACTGCCCAGGGCATTGACACCCATTTAACGGCCCCGGTTTCGGCCGGGGCCTTTTTGGAGAAAAACAGCATGGACGCAAAAATTAAGCCGCTGACCGACACATATGCCTCCGGGCGGCCGCTGAAGGTTGGCAAGATCGAAACCGTATCCAGAGAGGATGCCGCCATCCTGATCCGTATGGGCAAAGCCATCCCGGTCAAGGACGATCCAGAACCTGTTGAAAAACAGGAAGTGGAAAAGTCCACCCGAGGACGCAAGCCAAAGGCCACCGACAATGATGGATGAGGATCGGTCTGATTTTTTCGACACCGACGAGTTCGGGGAAACGGCCACCTATGCCGGCACCTCGATCAACGTTGTCGAATACAGCACCGATGAGCGAAATACAGCCGGCGTGCCGTATCTCTCCCAGTCGATTTTCACCATCATGATTGATTCTGACGATGTTGCATACCCCCGGCCCGGCGACGTGGTGACATTCAGAGGGTTCACTTGCAAAGTCGGAGACAACCCGCGATCCGAAGGAAAAGTGTGGATTGTGGACCTTGAGAAAGACCTAATCCAGATATGACGGATTTCAGCGCACAAGTAAATCTCAACAAGACCGATGTGATCAAGGCCAAAGCGTTGCTGATCGGTATTAAGAACGGTTTTCCAAAGGCCATGGCGAGGGCGATCAACAATGCCGCCAGCGGCAGCCAGCGAGACATGATCAACTTGGCCCGCGACAGATACAACTACAAGGTTGCTGCGCTGAGATCCAGGATCAAGATCAACCGGGCAACATGGTCAAAACTATCCGGATCTGTGGTGTCCACCGGAAAAGGTGTCCATTTGTCTGAAATCCTCGGCACACGGCAGACCGCCCAAGGCGTTTCCGTCGATGTGAAAAAGTCTACTGGCCGCCGGATTATCCCGCAGGCTTTTAAGTCAACAGGCCGCTACGGCACCAACCAGGTGATTTACATCCGAGAAAGATCTGGCATCGGCAGGGTTCCAAGGACGCCAACAGACGCCATTTATGCACCGCATCCAGAAACCGTTTACAACACGGATGAGAATTGGAACAGGCTGCAACTCCAAGCAAAAACACGTCTTGACGAGGAAATAGGGAAGCAAATCGACACCGCTTTGAAAGGCTACTGATGACCACCCGGCGGGAAACCATAATTGCATGGATCGACACAACACTTAGCGCATACTCGTTCACGACGATGACCAGTCCGTCCGTGCACCGAGGATTGCAGTTTTTCGACCCTGGCACCAATCCGCCACCGCTGATTTCCATTTTACCGAGGCCGGAGGAGTCTGAGCGCAATGCCTACGGCCAGATGGAGCACGTTTTTCCAGTGGACATTTCGGCCGTGGCCGTTCTCAGCTCCACCGGCAACCCATCCTCAACCGGCGAGTCGGTGCTCGGAGAGCTCATCAAGGCTGCGTACTCCGTGGCAACTTTGCCAGCAGCTATTGAGGATTACGTTTATTCCGGCGGCGGGATTGACAGCTATCCGGACGACTTGAGCCCTTTCATCATTACTGTGGGCATCACCATCAACGTGCATTACAGCACTGATATCGGCAATCCAGACTCTCTTACATAGGAGGATTATGAAAACACTGATCACAGGGCACCCGAGATCCGCAACCGGTTTTTTTGCAATGCTGATGCAGGCTGCTGGCCTGGACATCGGGCATGAAAAAATCGGGGAAGATGGTATTTCTTCCTGGCTGCACATTGCGCCCGGCGGGTCCGTCCCGTGGGCCGGAGAGATCGAACGAATCGATTACGACCGTCTCGTCCACGTGGTCCGCAATCCTCTTGATGTAATCGCAAGCTCGCAGACGATGTTTCCGGATGCGTGGGACTTCATTGAGAATTATTTCGCTGTCACTTTGCCAAAAAATATGATTGAGCGGGCAATGTTCACTTGGATCGAGTGGAACAAGCATGTTGAATCCATAAACCCAAACATCACGATCCGGGTTGAGGACGTCCGTGCTCAATGGTCCGACCTGATGAAAATACTCGGCCATGTCGCCGGATACCCGGCAGAAGTTCGCCCCGGGTACAATTCAAGGCCGCACAACATGCTTTCATGGGCAGACCTTGAATCGGCCAACCCGGATATGTGCGATGCGGTGCGAGAAATGGCCGAACGATACGGTTACTCGACTCAGGACCAATGCGTAACCATTTCGGCGGCCATGATCGTCAAAAATGAGGAAAAGAATCTGGCCCGGTGCCTGGACTCCATTGCCGACTTGGTGGATGAAATCGTGATTGTGGATACTGGGTCCACCGACCGAACCGTTGATATCGCCGAGCGTTACGGCGCGAAGGTTTTCCACTCCCCCTGGCGCGATGACTTCAGTTTCCATCGCAACGAGAGCATCGGCTATGCTTCTTGCGATTGGATTTTGCGCATCGACGCCGATGAGGAGTTGATCCTAAGCACAACACCGGACGTATTCCGGGCGCAGTTGGCCAGAGTCCCGGAGCGTATCGCATGCACCCGTAACCTGATGGAAGACATGCAGAGCGGTGGTGTGGCCATGACGTTCCAGCAAAACCATTTTTTCCGGCGTGGACGGGTGAGATACAAGAATCGAAAACATAACTATCCGGTTTTCGATGGTCCGGTTTTCCAATTGCAGGGAATAAAAACTCGGCATTACGGGTACGAAAAAGACCAGATTGCCGGGAAAAAAGAGCGAGACCTCAAACTGCTTTTAAAAATGCGCGAGGAAGATCCGGACAACTATCGGGTGCTGTATTACCTCTCCCAAACCTATGGCCACTATTACAAGGACAGCGAAAAAGCATTGAAATATTGCCAACAGTACATTGAAACGGCAAAAGACAAAGAGGATTTTAACGGGGCCGCATATGTGACAATTGTTGAGATCGCAAAAGAATCCGGCCACCAGGAATTATCCGAAAAATACCTCAACGAAGGATTGGATCGTTACCCGAATAGCCTGGACATCAACTTCCTGATGGTCCGCGAATCCGCCCTGGCCGGCGATGCCGACGGTGTGGAGCGCGGATGTGCCGGATATCTCAAAGCATACGACCAAATGAGACTGAGGCCGGCGGAAACAGATGGTCGGTTTACGTGGTTCTTTAACTCCGATGCACTGATTTATGTACTGCACAAGGCGACGGTTTGCCACTTGCATCGTGGCATCGCCTACTTGGAACATTTTCACAAAAACGCACCGAACGCCTCAGACTCGGCGCGGGATAGTATGATGGAGTGTATGCAAATCGACCTCGACAAGATCGGGGTTGGTGTCACCGTAAATAATTTGGCTGCCTGAAAAAAGGAGAATACTATGGCAACTTCCCAAAAAGGAAAAATTCAAATCGAGCTTGCCCGGACGCTGACCAACTACATAGCGATGACCGACTCCGGAGACCGGCAGATTTTCACCGCCGGTACGATTTGGAGCGGCAAGGACGGATATGAACCCGATGTCCGTCCCAATGGCATTGTATCTGGCAACAACGTCATCTCAACTCACGCCAGTGATGACACCGTGACGATTGCGGGATTCACAGCTTACAGTAAGGGTACTCTTCAGACGGTTGCGGCCACGTCTGCCACGGTCACCCGGCCGGGCACCGCCAGCTACAATCAGATTGTATCCGTTACCATGGCCAGTGACGGGAGCATCGCCACTGTGGATGGAACGGCGGCAACGGCGGCTTTCTCCACAACCAGGGGAGCTGACAGCGGGCCACCCCTGATTTCTGCGAACTCAGTCGAAATTGGACAGATTCGGTTGTCCAGCTCGACGGCTGCGGCCATCGCGGCATCCGAGATTTACCAGGACCGAGGCACGCATGCCGAGTTTTACGATTATCCGGCATGGGAGGAAAGTAACCTCGGGGATGGTGCTTATGCCGATGCCAGCGATCAGAAAAACTCGTACATCAAATTCAACGAGGCATTGCCTGCCAGTCACACCGCCAGTGCCGCCAAAAACGTATATATCAAATATTACACGCCGAGTTTTTCGACTATCGCCAAGACTGCCGACTTTGTTCCGGCGGAAACCAGCGTCAGTAAAACCTCGGAATCCTATTACGAGGGCCCCGGCGGATCAGGTGCTATCGGTTCAGTTAAAGCCGATTCCGTTGGTGATGCCACCTTTACCATGATGGCAAACGATGGCGTCACCGATGCTCTGCTGGCCGAGAAAAACGAAGTGGTTACCGTCAAATGGTATCCCAACGCCAACAAGAGCCCGTACATGCTTACCCAGGGCACGCTGCAGGTTGACCGGGCATTCCCGATGTCCGGGCAGAACAAAATCAACGTCACTATCGGATGCGAGAATCCGAGCGTGGAGTTTAGCTCATGACACATGACGGCCTGACTCGGTTCCGAGAAACCGAGTACAAGCAACGCACCGAAGTGGTGCCGACGCCGGTTACAATTTTTCCGGCGCTGGCACCGCTTTTCATGGCCGGCGACCCCCAGGAGGTCGAAGTCAAGGCTCTGGAGGGTGAAGAAATCTACCGGGCCGATGTTCGGGTGGAGCAGAACCGGGACTTTGCCGAGCAGCTTCAAAAGGCGTTTTCCAAAGACGCGAAAGATCGGGTGGGCGCGGCGATGGCCATTCTCGGTCTGGATTCCGATGAGGTGCCGGATCAACTGGTTTATGAGATCGCAGTTGTCGAGGACGGCGTGATCAAAATTGGCGGCAAAGATGCCAAGCTGGAGCAGGAAGATGTGGTCAAGCTGTTCAGAAATTGCCTGCCGGCGGCCCGGATGATCGGCAAAAAGATACTCAAGCTGTCTGGTATGGGGAATGTGCCGTTGGGGGAATTTACCGCCTCTGGAACAACCCCCGAGTAAGGGACGCATTATCCCTGTGTTCCAGGGGCATGAGCGGTCAGCGGTTTTTATATGAGGCAATTCCAGACATCTTTCCCTACCGCTTAATGTCAGAGGTTGAGCGGGTGCTGTGGGGGATGCACTTCGACAGTATCAAAGAGGATAAAAAATAATGGCCGACCTGAAACGTACAATTGAAATCCTCTTTGAAGGTAAGAGCACGGTCGGCACGGCTGTTTCAAACGTCGGCAAAAGCCTCGACAAGCTCAACTATTCGGTTTCTCAGGTTGCACAACCCTTCGCAGATATCACCACATCGGTTGCCAAGGTGGATGCGGCGCTGGCGGCCTTGGCTGCCGGCGGCATCGCCTACGCCTTTAACGAATCCTCAAAGCTCCAGACTGCCACTACCGAACTAAAAAAGGTTATCGGGGATGAAGTAGAATCCCTGGATGCTGCCAAGACGGCCGCCAAAGATCTTTCCAACCAGTATGGCGAATCTGCGGCATCTGTCCTGGCGTCTACAGCTATCTACAAACAGGCCGGGTTCGATATCAATGGGTCTATGACGCTGGCCAAGGACGGCATGGATCTTGTTATCGCCGGCAACCTTGAGGCGTCCAAGGCCAGCGAGATATTGATTGCATCGCTCAAAGGTTTTAGGGCGCCCGCAGAAGACGCTCGCCGGCTGATCGACATACTAAACGAGGTTTCGAACAACTATGCCACGGACATCGAGCAACTCGGCATCGGCATGGCCGGTATGGGTACCGCAGTTGCCATGGGTAAGCTGAAATTCAAAAAAGGTGATTATGCCATCCGCCAATTTGCACTTGTTTCATTTGCCATGCCCTCTTTTTATCTTGCTCTGCTGCTGATTTTGCTGTTCAGTGTTCAGTTGGAGTGGTTTCCGATAGCGGGTTTGCATTCGGTCGAAGCCAAAGAGGGTGTTTTCTATTATCTGGATATGGCATGGCACCTTGTTCTGCCAATAGGAGTTATGGTTTTTGTCTCACTTGGGAGTATGATTGTTTATATAAGGGCATTGACATTGGAGATACTCAAAAGCGACTACTACTTTTTCGCGCGCTCACGCGGTCTGTCGCATGCACAGCTGATTCGCCATTACATCTTTGCGAACCTGATGCCGCCGATTATTACCCTTCTG